AGCAAATCAATCCTCCTATGGCTTATCATAATTCGTTTGGTAAAATGAACCTTGGTGCTGGTGGTCGTAACGCTGTTGATATGGAAATCAAAGACGGTATTAAACAGATTCAAACTATCGGTGATGTAAATATTACCTTTGAATTTATGCAGGAATTAAAGCAAGCTATTCGTACAGCGTTCTTCATTGATATTTTCCAAACGGCTGATTCTGTGGATATGACGGCAACAGAAGCCAATATTCGTCAAACTGAAAAGATGCGTATCTTGGCGCCAAACATTGCACGTATTAATAGTGAGTTGATTGGGCAGATTGTACAGCGTGTGTTTGGTATTCTTTTGGCTGAGGGTTTGTTTCCTCCTATCCCTGAATCTATTACAGGGCGTGAGATCAAAGTTAAATACGAATCACCTATGACGAAATCTCAACGTGTTGGTGACTTCCAAAATATCATGGGCTTTGCTGGTTCTATTGGTCAAATTGCCGAAGTATCCCCTAAGGTACTGCAAAAGATTGACTTTGATGCAATGGTTGATGAGTTGCAAGAGGCTAGTGGTATACCTGCAAGTCTAATCCGTAGCGATGAGGAACTTGAAGCACTGCGTAAAGCTTCACAAGAGGAAGAGGCACAGCAGGCACAACTTGACCAGATAGAGCAAGGTACACAGGCTGCTAGCAATATAGGGATTCAAGTATAATGGATTTACACAAGAATAAGTTACGTTACGGCGGTGAAGAAGTTAACGAAAAGGTAGAGCTTCGCTTCGAAACACGTGATGATTTAATTAAGGCTTATAAGGCAACGTTTGAGACGATGCTAGGTGATTTAGTCTTGGAAGATATTATTGATATTTGTATGTGTTTTGCTAATCCCCTTACTGGCGGTGATGCAGAAAACTATTCAAATGTTGGTAGGCAACAGGTGGGAAATTATATCCTATCTATTTTAAACTCGGAAACTCAAGAGGCAAATAAATGAGCGAAGAAAACACAGGCGGCGAAGTAGTAGAAACATCATGGCGTGACGGTATGTCCGATGACAACAAGGGCATGTATTCAGAAATTGGTAGTGCTGACGACCTTATGAAGGGTTATGACGGCCTTGTTAAGAAGATGGGCTCTAATCCTATCGTGAGACCTAATGACAGTTCAACAGACGAGGAACGTAGTGCATACACAGATCTACTCTCAAAGGAGCTTGGTAGACCTGATAACGTAGAGGGCTATACATATGACTCACCAGAGGGTTTAGAAATCAATAGCGAAAGCATTAACCTCGTCAAAGATGTTGCGTTAAAGAATGGTGTATCTGGTAAGGCGTTTAAAGCTATGGCTGAGGCATTCCTTGGTGATCAAAGCACACAACTAAGCGCAATGAATGAAGCGAATGCGGCTGCCGATCTTGCTGATCTAGAGGCATTGAAAGGCTCTTGGGGTGATAAGTTTGATGATAACCTTAACTCTAGCCTGTTAGCTGCAAAGAAAGTATTTGGTGAAGATTTCGTAAATGCTAACCAAGGTAATAAAATCTTTATGGAAGGTATGTTAAAAATGGTTGCGCCTCTTGGTGAGGGTAAACTAGGCGATACTGGGAGTAATGAAGGTATGAGTAGTGAGACGATGGCAGATCAAGCACGCGCCCTTGCTACTGAGCAATTAAAACTACCTAGAGGCTCACATGAGTATGAGGCTATTGGTCGTAAAAGAGATGCGTTGTATGCACAAATGAATGGGTAGCTTTCGAGTCCGTTCTAAGTGCGTGTAACATAGTGGGGTAGCTTTTAAAGTCCTGCGATTGGCCGATGGGCATAAAACTAGATACGTCCTTTGGGGTAGCGTGTTGATTAAACTTTAATTTTAACTTAAAAAAAGGAATATTTGCTATGTCTATTGAAAGCAATTATTACACTAAATTTAAGGATGATTTCCATGCCCTAACAGGACAGAAGATCTCACGCCTTGAAAGCTTTGTTACAACTGAATCTGTGACAAACGCAGACGAATGGGTATTTAACTCTATTGGTCACGTACAGCCACAAGAAATCCTAGACCGCAACAGTAAGATTGTATTCGAGAATATCGACACACTAAGACGTGGCGTAGCTGTTCGAGACTTTATCGTTCCTGTTCCTGTATCTTCTTTGGATGAAGCACGCACTATGTTAGACCTTAAGTCTGGTTATGCTATGCGTTGTGCCCAAGCAATGAAGCGCAAGAAAGATCAAATCATCCTAGAGGCGGCTCTTGGTAATGTTCTTACTGGTCAAAAACTAGGTACGTCTGTTACGGCTGCTGCTGACGGTGTTGCGACTATCGCGGCTGGTGGTGTTGGTTTAACGTATGCGAAGGCTGTAGCAATCCGCGAATCTTTTGAAGAGAATGATATTGCTCTTGATGAAGATGAAAAGATTGTTCTTTGTATTACGCAAAAGCAACATACTGATGCACTTAACGATGATAAGTTTATTAATTCAGACTTCTATAGCGGTCGTGAAATTGGTGCTGATGGTCGTATTACCTCATTACTTGGTATGCAAGTTAAAATCTTTGGTACTGTTCCAGCGATTGGTTCTGCAATGATTTCTAAAACTGGCTCTGATCGTAACTGTATTGCGTTCATTACTGGTGGTGAAAACAACGCGATTGCAATGGCTAGTAATAGTGATATTGGTATTGACGTTGAGAAACGTACTGACCTTGTGAAAACTTGGCAAGTGATCTCTGATATGTCTATGTCAGCGGTTCGTACAGAAGGTAAACTTGTTAAAAAGTTCCTTTGCCAAGAATAATTAATTAAAAAGGAGATAGTCTAATGGCTGTTGAAGATAAATATGTTGATAGTGCGCTTGCTGCGGGAAACCTAGGCGATCGTAAAACAAAAGGTGGTGGCGAAACTACTTACTTGACTCAAGTTGTGGCTGTTGCTGCTGCTGATGACGATGGTTCTGTATATCGTCTATTCACTGTAACAGATAATGCAATCCCAGTTCTTGTATCATCTATTGCTAAAATTAGTACTGCTATTACTGGCGGTACTGGTTATACTTTAGGTGTTTATGAGCGTGGCGTTGGTGGTGTGGTAGTGGATGCAGATCTATTTATGACTACTACTAGCTTCACCTCTACTGGTAATAAAGATGCTGTGGTAGCTGTAACGGCTGACAAGGTGGGTCAATCCATTTGGGAGCTTTTGGGCGGTACTGCATCGGCTGGTAAACAGTATGATGTATGTCTAACGGCTGCAACGGTTGGCACTGTCGCTGGTACAGTTGGTGTACAACTAGGTTTCACATCTTAAAGGATTAAGTTCATGGCTACAAAGCTAGAAATTTGCAACTTGGCTCTACAGAATGTAGGCGCTAATTCTATAGAATCTCTCAATGAGGGAACGGCCGAAGCAAATGCGTGTAATATTAGATACGATACTACACGAAAGGCTTTGTTAGAAATGAACGCGTGGAACTTTGCAACAAAAAGGGTATTGCTTGCAGCAGCCAGTGTATCGCCTCTATACGGGTTTAGTAAGCAATATGTGTTACCAGCGGATTACATTCGTTTGATTAGCACAAAAGAGGAAGATGTGGGGGGCGCAGTGATGTCTCCTACATCTCCCACCCTGCTTCCAGACGATTACCGCACGGAAATAGCAGAAGATGGCAACCGTGTTTTACTTAGTGAAGAAGATGTTAAAAGTATTCGCTATGTATTTGACCAAACAGACGAGAGTAAGTTCTCCGCTACGTTTGTGGAATTGTTTGCTAGACTACTTGGGGCTAACATTGCCTACCGAGTAACAAACAGTAAATCAATGAAAGAATTAGAACTCGGAATATTTAAAGCAGAATTAACAACTAGCCTTGCTTCTGATGCAGCGCAAACGGTTGAAGACTTTTCACAACATAGCGTATGGGTATCGGATAGATAATGGTTAACCTTTCACTACGGAACTTTAATGGCGGCTTACTTGGTAAAACCCTTGCGGGACGCACTGACTTAGATATATACCACCGCGGCTGCAAGGTTATGAAAAATATGTTACCCGCTGTACAAGGTATGGCTAGCCGTAGAAATGGCACTAAGTATGTTACGGGCACAAAAGATAACCTACCATCAAGAATTATTAAGTTTCGTTTTAGTGAATCAGATAGTTATGTGATGGAATTTGGCAACTTTACCATTCGTTTATATACTTTGCAAAACCAAGTAAGGGTATCAGCCACACCATACGAGATAGCAACCCCATATTCAATAAATCAAGTAGGTGCTATTAATTACAGACAAATAGGTGATGTAGTATATTTAGTACACCCTGACCATAAGCAACGTAAACTAATTAGAATGGGCGCTGTTGATTGGCAACTTAACGAAATAGAAAACTTATTCGGTGCTACGGTTGATAGGGATGTGGACGAAACGGTCACAATGACGGCTACGGGTTCAATCATTACAGGTGCGACTTGTACTATGACTGCATCTAGCAATGCCTTTGGTACTGGTAATGTAGGCTTTCAAAGCGGGCACATAGGTAGTGTATGGGCATTTGGTGAAGCTAGCGATAGTTTATCCCCTTATAGCTTGTGGGTAGCTGGGGCAGCGGCAACGGCTAATGCTTACTATCGTTTTGAAGAACGACTCTTTAGAGCTGGCTCAAGTGGTACGTTTGGAACTATCCCACCAACACATGAAGATGGTACGGTAAGCGATGGCAATATTGACCTAACGTTTATCAATCTGCATATCGGTTATGCAAAGATGCTCACACAAACAAGCGATGTTGAAGCTACGTTTCTAGT